GGGAATGGGCTTGCTGGGGCCTGCCGGGCACTTCCCGTCCTTGCAGTCCCCTCCCCCCGAGTCGTCCATCAGCCACACCGCAAGGCCCGCCGCCAGGAGCAGCACGGCGAGCACGGGCAAGACGTCTCCCAAGCGCTTCATGGGATACCCCCTCTTTGTTGGCTCACAAGTTCGACTGCGGCCAGCTGCTCACCTGCTGGCGCTGGAGCAGGACCAGGTAGCAGTCCAGGGCTGTGCCCCTGCCGATTCTCCGCACCAGGATCACCTTGTACATCTGGCCGTTCTTGTTGGGCACCCAGATGGAATCGGGATCGGTCGAGCCAGTCAGATTCCCAACCGAGGTTGTTCCATCCCGAATGTCCACACTCACGGGGCACCACATCTTATGCGTGTAATTGTTGGTGGTCAGGGTGCTCTGGCCATAGGGCCGCATGTAGCCCTTCACTCCAGCCACGTCCGGCGCGTGCGGCGGGCCAGGCGTGCTCGCATGGTAGATGTCAAAGGTGATGTTCGTTGGCATCGGCACGGCCATGGCTCACCCCTGGTTCGTGGACACTGTGTGCCGCCGGTAGGGCGCCAGGAGCTTGCGCACCCGCACGGGCGGCTGGCCGTCCAGCGTGGCCTGGAACGACTGCGAGCCGATGCCGCTCACCGACTGCGCTCCGACCGCCGGATCGCGGATCGTCTGGTAATACGCCTCGGCTACCCAGATCGCACACGCTTCCTGCACGGCCTCGGGGATCGTGGTGTACCCCGCCGTGTACTGGATCCGGAAGTTGTTGATGCCCACCGGCCAGATGAGATCCTCGGGATGCAAGAGCTCCGGGTCCGTGTAGGGGATCGCTCGCAACAGCCAGCCCCGACCCGCGTCCCACTGGTAGCCCTGAAGCTCGTAGGTGTGCAGCTTCAGCTCGGCCCAGCTGCCCCGGCACGTGAGGGCGCCCTGGTTCGTGGTGGTGGTGCCATCCGCGAAGCTGGACGGGATCCAGAGATCGGCGCTAGGGAACAGGCCATAGTCCCCCGTGGAGATGCCGACTGCTTGAGCACTCCAGCTGGCGCCGAGGGCATTGATGGCGTTGGCCAGCCCCTGAATGGTCGGGTAGGTGGCATAGCTCAGGGTGGTGTCTGCCACGTTGACGACCACGCCCGAGGCCACACGGAACAGGCTCAGACCGTTCTGCGTGACGGTGACACTGGCCCGCTGATTGGTGGCCTGGTCCGTGTTCTGGACCTTGAGCACGGTGACAGGCCGATAGCGCACACTCTGCACGCTCTGGATGGGGTAATTCCTGAGCAGGAGCCGCCGGTCCCCGTCGCCGTTGTAAAGCTCGTCGTAGCTCTGCAGGGCAAACAGACGCTTGCAATACTTCTGGACGGCGTCCGAGTAGGCGGCGATGAGTACCCCAAGGAGCGCATCCTGGGTATTGTCCGTGATGGACTGGATGTTGCGCTTGGCACGCTCGATATCAATGAGTGGGGTGTTCATGACGTCACCGGCTGCTTGACCGTGGCCTCGCCATGAGCGAGCACCGTGTTGTTGTTGGTATCCGTACGCCGGACATCCCAGACGTAGTCCCCAGGGGTGAGCCCACTCGTGTTGCTCCTGCCCCACACTGCCTGAAAGACACCCCGGCCCGTGTCAAGGATCGTGGGTGTCACCGTGAACTGCGTGGTGCCACCCAGCTGGTTCTTCACCGTGCAGGTCAGGGTCCACCCCGTGATGTCCTGGGGCGGCGTCATGCTGAAGGTGAGGGTCACATCCTCACCCTGGAAGAAATTCAGCTTGGCCGAGATGCTCATGGTTCTGCCCACCCTCAAGACCCAGGAAGTCAGCGCACTGGCCTGCAAGGACAGCTGGGTTCCCACCGAGGCCCGCAGCACCACCTGGTTGTCCGCTCGGGCCGAGAGGTAGAACCGCGGCGCTGTACTCAGGGGCGGCACTGCCGGCGGCAGGCCGAACACCCGGGTCATGTAGACCCGGCCCTGGCCCGGCGGCGGCCGCCGCGGTAGCTCCGTCACCATCGCGTGCGGCGGCCGCTGCTGGATGACTCCTATGCTTCCTGGCGGAGCGAAGCGCTTCAGCTGGCCGCCCCGGTTCAGGTAGCCCGGATGGATCACCAGGGGGCGGATCACCTTGTGAGTCACCGGCCGGGGCGCTGGCGGCGGCCGGAACCGCACCATCTGGCCGCCCCGGGACAGCTTGGCTGGATTGACGACCAGGGGGCGGTGGATCACCTTCGGCGGGACGGCGGCCGCCTTGTGGAGCGGCTGGCCGATCCAGGGCAGGCGCCGCTTGTAGAACCCCGCTGGCCGCAGCATGGCTTACTCCTCGCCGATCACGTTGAGACTCATCGTCTCGTTCTGGTTGCTGGTCAGCCTCACCGCGAACACCGTCCCGCCCTTCATCTTGATCTCATCATCGAGCGGGAAGTAGACCACGAGGCCGGTCTGGGGATGGCACTCGAAGGTGCGCAGGACCGTTAAGCTGGTGTAGGTCGGCTCGGCCGAGTAGTTGCCCGTGGGGGTGGTCTGGATGCTCTCGCCCATGTCATTGTCCAGGGCGCTGATCGTTGGCGCAGTACCAGCGGTGCCGCCCGAGATACTGGCCGCTCGTAGGAGCTCGCACTTCACCGGGGTATCCGTGTTGGCGGTACCCTTGCCGAAGAGCTCAATGCCCTTGATCTTCACGCGCTGATTGGTTGGCGCCGTGAGCAAGAGGAAGGTCTTGGCCACGTTGGTGACACTCACCTCACCGACCGTGGACTGGAATCGCAGGTCTGCCATTGGTTCACTCCAAGAGGGATGGATGAAGCTGGGATCTTGTTACCACGTTGGGCAAAGGGCCCGCAGTAGTTCCGGCGGTCCCCGGGATGACTGTGTTCACGGCGGCCCACGTTTCACTGGCGCCGATCGTTGCTGTTGTTGAGCCGGTTGCTCCCGAGCCAACTTGCTGACTGCCCAGGATCAGGTGCTCCTGGCCTGTGTTAAGATCTCCGGTAACAGCGGTCAGGGGGGAGTTGACCGTCATCGTATTGGTGCCGCGGGCAGTGAAGTACGACAAAAGCAGGCGGTTGGCACCTAGTGAAGTAACGCTGCTGGCTGTGGCCGTCGTACCCGTGCCCGTTGCTACCGTACTGGTAGCCTCCGGGGCACCACTGGCGCTTTGCACGGCGACATAGAAAGCCCCCATGACGGTACTACCCTGGCCGTTATCACTAACAGAAAGGGTGGCGCCTTCGGTGCCATCGGCGGTGCGCTGGAAAACGACACAGGTCAGGGTGGCGGTGGTGTTGGTAGCCAACACGTTCCAGCCACTCGGCGTGTTTGGCGTGGAGTTTCCATCGTCACACATGAACAGGAGCAGCTGGTCGCCCACCTGCACGCCGGCAGGCTTGCTAACAGAGAGAGGCGCGCTGCCACTGGCGCTTGTGTAGGCACGGACTGAGGGGGCCGTCAGAACCTCCTCAGAATCGGGTCCACGAAGGCGAGCGCCTCGCTCTGGTCCCCCTGGTAGCCCACGAAGTCTGCCAGGCGCTGCACCTCGACCTCGGGCTCGGCCAGGACGTCGTGATAGTCCAGGTGCAGCACCGGCCCATCAAAGTTGGCAAGAGCCAGGTGGCAGGCGTGCAGGGCATCACCGATGATCGTGCGCGCCTCCTCCGCTGGACGGTGGGTGTGGGTGGCCGCCCAGCTACTCACAGACTCATGCACCGGGCGGTGTGTTCTAACCACACGGAGGGGCTGCTTGACCAGCTGGCGAGTCAAGGGAAAGACCCACGGGCTCCAGCGGTCCTTGAACCCCCATGGTCTGCCCTCGGCCTCGCGCTTGCGCAGGTACGCCTCGTAGTCCCGTCGGCTACCCTCGCGCAGGGAGAACACCGGGTAGTCTTTCATCTCAATGAAGCTGCCATGTAGCGCCTGGATATGCCGATCCTCATAGAAGCCCCTGGGGTTCATGGGGTGCGGACCGACCAGGTGCTCGCCCATGCACACGCCGAGGCGGTGCAAGAGGCCCGCGGCCAGCGAGGTGCCGCTGCGCGGACAGCCAAGGACAACGGTGCAGCTGGGCTCCATCACGGCATCTTCCCCTGGTAGAACGCTTCCCACCCCAATAGCTCGCGTAGCTCGTTCAGGCACTGCCGGCGATAACCCTCGCTGAAGTCAGGATCACAGGCGGTGCCCAGAAGCTCCCAGGCCTGCTTGCGCAGCCGGTAGATGTCCAGGGCCTCCTCCATCCTCAGCCGCTCGTACTGGACACACTCCAGCTCGAGCCGGCGCTCCAGGACCTCGATCTCGCAGCCGACCGCACGGGCCACCGCCTGGCAGCTGGTCCAGCTACAGGGCCCGAAGCGGTGATAGGCCTCCAGGGGCGGAAGCTCCTGCACTCCACATTCCAGGGCCAGCCAGGCGATGAGCGCTGCCATGTCAGGCTCCCAGGGACCACTTGAACTTGCTGAGCTTGAGGGGTCTCAATCCCAGCCGGCCGAGACGACCAGGAGGGGTTGTTGCCTCCAGGTCCGTGCTCTTGTACTCCAGCACGCCGTAGGGGAGGCACTTGCCTCTGTCGGTGTGCACACCCACATCCAGGGTCAGGCGATCGCTCTTGCTCTCCCTGGCGTAGCGCGTGCAGCAGATACACACGGCCACACATAGGGGCTCACCCACGGCGAGCATCCACAGCCGGGTCTGCAGGTTGGCCGGTAGGAGTGAGTCCGTCCAGTTGGGCCAGTCGCCCTCGAGGATCATCTCGGCCTGCTCGCTGGGGATCTCCACCCGGAACTTCTCGCTCTCCGTCTTGGCCGAGAGCGCATACACATCCCCCGGGTAGCAGCGCAGGCGCAGGGTGAGGTACTGATCCCCCTTGCAGCGGGCTGACCAGAGATCGAGAGACTGCGTGTCGAAGTAGCAGGTCTCCAGGTCCTGGCCCTTGAAGTTGGGATCATAGTCTTCAGGTGGCAGGGCCTCGCACATGGCCTGTGCCAGGGCCGGCACCTGGGTGCAGGGAATGGCCCACGTCCCCAGGTTGCTGCGCTCGTCGGTAGTGGGCAATGGCTTCATTTTTCCTAGTCCTTGGGCATTAGGCATTAGGCATTAGTCGGCGGGTCGCAACCCTGTGACTAATGCCTAATGCCTAATGCCTAATGCCTAACTCAGATGATGGCCATCTCCTCCCAGACAACACCGATCGATACCTTGGGGCTCGTGCCCGCGGCGGCGTCGGCCTGGATGGAGTAGGTGGTGCCCGGCTCGACGATGATGGCGCCATCGACGTCATCCTGGACCTCGGCCGGATTGGTCGCCGTGGTCGCCAGCATGGCGTTGACCGCGCACAGCGGGTAGAGCCGCTGCGGGGTGTTGGCCACCGTGGTTCCCGTGCCCACCTTGGCCACACTCCCGGTCGGGTTGCCCAGGTCCGTGCATACCGGAGTGATGGCGGTGCCGCCCGTGGGAGCGGCCTGGTTGGGGGCGGTGTTGTCGCCACAGTGGTAGATGGTGCCGGCGCCGAGGGTGCCGGAGATATAGCCCACGTTCACCTTCTTGACGAAGAGGCGCTTGCCCGAGCCGGGCGGGTTGTACAGGCTCAGGGCCGCCGTGGTGCCGACCGCGGTGCCCGGGGTGGCGCCCGCAGACGGAGTGCAGGCGGCGAACATCAGGCCGCGCAGGGCCGCCTCGGCATACTTGCCGTGCTGCTGCTGGACGACCTGGCCGGCCTCCTTGGTGCCGCGGGCAATGGCGTTGGTGCCATCGCCCTGGCCGGTGGCCCCCACACGCAGAAGGGGCGTTGTTGAACCGAGAATGCTCATGATCTGGTCTCCTTGTGGTGGTTACTGGTGGTCAGGCCACCACGTTCTGGGTGCTCACGGCGGTGGCGTTGTTGGCGTTGGCGGGCTTGTGGGGAGAGTCATCGCCCCAGGCCACCACCGCCAGCAGGTTGTTGTTGGCCGACACGTTGACATCGAGGCGCACGTAGCGCTTGCCCGCGGTCAGCTGGTCGGCCCGGACCTCGAAGGTGACCTCGGTGCTGGCCGTGGGCGGCGCCAGGGCCTGCTGCACGTTGGCGCCGCCGGAGTTGGCGAAGCTGCTGGCAGTGCCGGCAGCGGGCCAGGTGGTGCCATCGGCCGACTCCTGGAGAGAGAGCGTCACGGTGCCGCCCACCGTAGCGCCGAAGGAAACGACGAACATGCCCGGTGGACATTGCGCATGTCGATCTTGTCAGTGTCCACATTGGTGCCGTTGACAGTCTGGGGCGGCACACCTGCGACGAGCAGGATGCGCTGCGTGATGGTTTCGGTGATCATGAATCAGGCTCCTTGTTGCTCCGGCTCGGCTGGCAGCTCCAGCCCGATGCCGTGGGATTTCTGGATGATGGACAGCACATGCTCGGCAAGCTCGACATCCTCGGCGATGACGTCAAGGAAGTGCTCGACCTGGGCGGCTGTGACCAGCTTGGCCTCCCTGGTCGCCGTAAGGTAGAGCAGGTTTTCGATCTCCTCGAGCGTCATGTGCTACCTCAGTGTTACAAAAAGGCCCGGCTGCCAGGCCTACACCTGGCGATTTGCTGCCCCGCCGACTGTGTGCCGGCGTTTTGTTACCCGGGCGCCGGGCCTGTGATTACGCGTGCAGAACCACGAAGGGGCTGACCTGCGAGCTCGTGTCCTGGAGAGTGATGGGCTTCTCCAGCCAGGGCTGGCCGTCCACGCGCTCGACGACCCTCCAAGTCATCTGGTTCTTCAGGAAATTCACATGCTCACTGGCCGCGATCTCGATCTGCATCCTGTCCCCGATCACATAGAGCGCCGGGTCGATCAGGATGATGTCGCCCGCGGTGCCCAGGGCCGGCAGCTTCTCCGTCGGGAAGGCCGGCCGGCCCAGCAGCGACCAGCTGGGCGTCTTGGTGATGCCCTGATCGATCGAGATGAAGATGGCACGGCTGGCGCCGTCCTTGAGCTGGAGCAGCTGGGGGACCACGGTGGGGCTGAAGGCCCAGATGGCATTGCCCCAGCTGTGCGGCAGGAGCTTGCTCCACATCCAGGCGATGTCGGCGAACTGCACCAGGTTGGAGCCCGTGCGCGCGCCGGAGTTGGGACCGGAGGTGATGGCGGCCGGACAGGTGACCATGCCCTGCGGCTTGCCCACGCCGTTGCCCTGGAGGAAGGCGTACTCCTCGTACCAGGCGATCGACATGCCGAAGAGGTTCATGAGGAACATCTCCAGGCCGATGATCGAGTCCTGCAGGAGCACATTGCTGGAGATCGTGTAGCCGGAGAGCTCCCAGGCCTTGAGCTCCATCTGCTTGAAGGCCGGCTCCGTCTCCTGACGCTGCTGCGCTTCAGCCGTCCAGTACATCTGAACGCCGCCGAAGAACGGCGAGACGCCTGCACTGGCCGGCGCCGTGGTGATGTCCAGGTAGGGCACGAACATGGAGGCCGAGCCCATCGGCGTGACGAAGGCACGCGGGCGGATGAAGGCATTCTCCGCCACGATGGTCATGAGCTGTTCCATGAAGTCCGGCGGCACGGTGTAGCCGCCGGTGGTGCCACTGGCCTCGGCCAGGGCTGCCTTGCCGCTGTAATCCACGAACTGCGAGCCGTAGTGCTTCTCGAGGTAATGGCGGTCCTTGCGGGCCACGGCGAGGCACCAGTCGCCGAAGTTCTTCTTGGGGTCGCCCTGGCCGCCCTGACCGAAGATGGCCGGCACGGCGTTCTTGTGCGAGAGCTTTTGCGCGTCGGCGAACTTCTTGACGGTCTCGTTGATGATGGCGTCGAGGCCCTTGGTGAAGCCACCCAGGGCGGACTCCATTGCCCGGGAGATCATGGGCGTGATGGGATCGCCTTCGACGGCCTTGGCAATGCCGGCGGCGATGAGGGACTGAGACTCTTCCTGGCTGACATGGATCTTCTCGCCGACCTTGCGGCCGAGGAAGTCCTTGAGAAGCTCGACAAACATGGACACCTCACAGGAGGAGAACGGATTCTTGGGTTACTCACGACACCCGTCCATCTCCATGATGCCCAGGGCTAATGCTTGGCGTCATTCTCCCCTGGTACTCTCACTGATGGCTCAAATTGCAGGGGTGGGAATCGAACCCACGACCTCCGGATTATGACTCCGGCGAGCTGCCTCTGCTCCACCCTGCTACATGGTCCCAATCTTAGACTCTTCCCTGGCGTCTGTTGAAGACTTCTTCCACTGCCTTCCTGGTGATTTCCTCGAAATTGATTCCCTTGAATGCCGATTGCACGGCCGCCTCAATTTCCGAAAGCATTGTGAAGCTCTTGACCATCCCAGGGCTTACCAGTGGGGGTGCCGGCTCGGGTGCCTTGAAGATGGCAGGGTCGATGCCCATTGCCTTCTGCAGGTCGAGGGGGATGTCTACACTCCCCTTGGAGACGGCCTCCACGAGCGCGTCCTGGTTCATGGGCAGGAACACGCATGCGTATTCCAGCAGGATGCACTCATCGATGACCAGGCGCACCTGGTCCGGATCCCACTCATTCTTCATGCACTCCTTGCTGTCCGGCATGTGCAGGCGCGTGGGCAGGATACCCACACTCTTGCCGTTGAGGACGCCGGCCTGCACCAGGGCGAAGGTCTTGTCGGCCGGCCAGGGATCATCGCCCCAGGACTCGGGCTTGTCGGGGTAGCGCGTCTTGGCCTTGATGCCGACCGTGTCGCCATCCTTGACACGCTTGCGCCAGAGGCTCTTGCCCACGGGCGGCATCCAGTAGGCGTGCTGAAGGGTGACCACCGGGTTCTGCGCGAACTGCGAGTCATTCACCCCCCTGGCAATCACCACTTCCCGGCCCCGATCGGGAGATTCCGTCGAGATCCAGCTGACGTCGCTCCGCTCGCCGGGATTCAATTCCGTGGGGGCCTTGGCAAGGGTCAGCTTGCGGTACTGGAACTCCTCGCTCTGGGGCAAGGCCTTGAGGAGCTGCTCGAGCGCCCGGGCCTGCCTGTCCAGCATGGGGAAGCCCAGCGGGCCCTCGGTCTGATAGAAGTCTTTGACGAACTCGTTCACGGTTCTCTTCCCTTCCGTTGCTGGATCGCCCGGTTGACGTGGTGGGTCAGGGCTTTGCCTCGCCGGCGTCCGTGTTCGCCTCGGCCCAGGCGTCGCCGATCTGCACGGCGACCCTCGCACCCGGCTGCGCCGGTGCCGCGGGGTTGCCGCCTGCGCCGCCATTGCTGGGCGGCAGGGCCAGGTGGGCATTGCCGGGCTGCGCCCCCGCCTGGTCCACGTCCGGCAGGTGTCCGTTGCCGTGCCGCACGTTGCCGGCCCGGAGCATCTGCCGCTGGGCCTGCAAGACGATCCGCTGCTGGGCCCGCATCTCTCGGGCGGCCGCCCTGGCCTGCCGGGCCTGCGCCCGTGCCGCCCGCGCCGCCTGCCGCTGGGCCTGCTTGCCAACCCGCGCCTCGGCCCGGGCCGCCTTCGCGGCCGCCTGCTGCTGCACCTTCGCCTGCCGCGCCTGCGCCCGCGCCGCCTGGTTGGCCGCCTTCGCAGCCCGCCCTGCCTTGTTGCCGGCGCCCGCGCCCCTTCCCTTTGCCATTGCTGCCATTACTCTTCCCCCTTTTCCGGCTCGCCCACACCCCGCGCCGTCGGCTGCCTCGGCTGATCCATCGGCGCCCACAATCCCGGCACCCAGGGCACCTCGCCCCAGGGGACGGCAGGCAGGCCGTCGTCGCTGCGCACCTCGTTGATGCTGCGCACCCCGTATTTGAGGTCTCTCTCGGACTGGGCGATTACCACGGAGGGATCCATTGGTGTCGCATCACCGCTGTCCACAAAGAGCCTTCCGGTGGGGTCATACCACGGGATCAGGAAGCGGTTGATGGTCTCGTCCCGGCGCGAGAGGCGCGGCCCGATGGCCGTGCTCGCATGCAGCAGGCGCGAGGCAAACAGGTTCGCCAGGTTCGTGTTTCCAGTCACGAACGCGATGGGCACGTGGAAGGCGTTGACAATGTCTTCCTTGGTCGCCGCATACTCACTCAGAGCGGCGAGGTCCGCCCAGGACTGCTGCAGCAGCTGGACGCGCAGGTTGCTCTCGGCCACAACGACCTTGCCGCTGCCGCCGCGCCGGAACCTCTGGTTCCACTGCTGCTCCAGGCGGTCGCGCTCCTCCTCGCCGATGACTTCCTCCGGACTGATGATGGCACTGGGCACCGCCTGGTTCTCGTAGATCGCCGAGCGCGTGGCCGCATAGCTACTCGTCAGGCTCACCTGCTCGAAGGCCGCCCGCAGCGGCGACAGCCCGCTGGTGTACGGGTCGCGCGGGTCGGGGTAGCGGAAGTGGAGCACCTGCGCGGCCGGCAGGATGTCCTGGCGCTTGCCGGTGCGGTACTCGTAATAGTCCACCAGGTTGGGGCTGTCGGGGTTCCGCCGCGGCGTCACGTTCTGGGCCGGCAACACCCAGATCATGGACGGCACATTGAGGACCGGGTCCAGGTCGAGATACCAGAACGCCGAGCCCAGGCACTCCTGATAGATGGTGGTCAGCTCCCACAGGTCGAAGCTGCCCAGGAACGGGTTGGGCCTGTTGAACAGCTCCAGGAGCGGATGGTCGGTGACCTCCTCGACCGTCTGGGCCGCCTTGGTGTGGCCCACCAGCGTTGGCCGGGCGCGGAGCCGGTCTTCCACCTTCTTGCTCACCGGCCGGGTAGCACACTTGGGGCGAGGCTGATTGTGTTTGGTGACCACGTACAGGCTCGGCGGGTTCTCGGCCATTACTGCGCTGTTGATGCTGGCACATGTCCAGGCCGTGTTCTTCAGCTCTTGCAGCAGCTCGTTGCCCGTGGGGGCGCGATCGCGCTTGTAGCTGTCCACGTAGGTCGTTCCTGACCATTGTGAGCCGCGCAGGGACTGCGGCATGGCCTTGCCGCGCGCCAGCCAGCCGGCCAGCGACGCCAGTCGGTTTGCAAGCCAGGTGCGCATCACAGGGGCGTCCACAGGTCCGCGGAATCCACACACGACGGGGTGACTCTTTCGGGCCGCTCTGTTTCCTCGTCTTCGGGGGCGTGTCGCCGGAGCCGGCCGAGGAAGCGGGCGTCGAGCCGGGAGATCAGGTAGCGCAGGGCGGCGAGGGCGTGGTTGTGGGTATCGACGGGGTTCTCTCCTTGCACGGCGCGCTCGGCGGCCGTCGGGTAGCGGTAGAGGCGGGCCTCCGCCGCCAGGTGGGGACAGCTGGGCTGGTGGACGCGGAGCCGGCCGGTGCGCAGGCGGGCGGTGACGGCGGCGATGCCGGCGCGGATGTCGTTGGCGCCGGGGCGGACGGCCAGGCCGGCGGCGCGCAGCTCCTCGATCTCGGTGCGGCCGGCCGGGTCGGCGTACCAGACCACGCCGCGCTCCTGCCGGAGGGCCTCGGCGTGCTGGTGCAGCGGCGTCTGGGCCAGGTAGCGCTCGCCGGCGATCCAGAGCACGTCGTCGCGGTCGAGCACGCCCCAGACGGCGGCAAAGGGGTTGCGCCAGCCGAAGTCGATGCCGCCCACCCGGCGGCCGGCCGGCTCGGGCCAGGTGGCGACCAGGGCCCGCTCGAAGTCGGGGTAGACCAGGCCTTCGAGCGCGGTGAAGAGCGTTTCGTATTCCTGCTGGACCCAGGGCTCGCCCATGGCGCGGACCTCCTCGGCGATGAAGTCGGGCGTGATGCGGGGGCAGTCGCGCCAGGGGATGCGGAAGCGCCGCCAGGGGCCGTTGCCCTCCCACTCCTGCCAGAACCAGCCGCGCTGGCCGAAGGGGGTGGAGAGGGCGACGAGGCGGCCCTGCGAGACGGCCAGCATGGGCCGGACGCTGTGGTAGAGGGCGTCGGGGATGCGGGCGGCCTCATCCAGGACGAGCAGGCGGACGCCGCCAAAGGAGCGGATGGTCCCCTCGCGTCCGGGCAGGCAGAGGACGCGCGAGCCGTTGGCCAGCTCGAGCCGGCGCTGGGTGCGCGAGCGGGCCGGCAGCGGCTGGCCAAGGGCGGCGTACAGCTCGAGCACCTTGCGGAAGATCTCGCCGCTTTGCCGCTGCGACGGCGACAGAAGGAGCACCAGGGCGGCCCGGCTGAAGAGGGCCGTGTGCAGGGCCAGGGCACTGACGACGGTGCTCTTGCCGGCCTGGCGGGAGCTGTCCTACTTCCGGGAATCTTGGCCGCTTGAAAAGCTGAAATGAGTAGAGGAATTCCCTCCGGGGCTCTTTCCCCAAAGGAGGGAATTATGTCTGA